CAGGTATAAGATTCTGATCGCTCATAATCTCTACCCTATTCTGGTTCCACTCTGAACAAGACATCTCCCAATGAGATGGATTGTGTTCAGCGATTAGAAACCCCGATAGTGCAAGACTAATCATTTAGATGAACGTTTGTAAATAATGATAACATATTCTTAGAGAAATGTCACCATTCACATATATTTATACAACTAAAAGGTTTTAATACCCGTTCTGTTACAACTCGAACCCTTTGAAGGTGTCAGAGGTTACGTCTTGTTTGATTGCACCTACTACATATGATTCTATTTCAGTTTCTTGTGGTGCATTCTGTTGTCCTCTGGAGTTTAACCAGTGCTCTGTCCAAGGTAGTGGATTGTTTCTTAAAGGTATATCATAGATTGGATCTATTCCTATCGCTTTCATTCTACGATTAGCAATCCATTCTACATACTGTCCTAATAGTTTAGCGTTCAATCCTATCATACTACCATCTTTAAATAAGTATTCTGCCCACGCTTTCTCTTCGTTTACTGCGTTGACAAACATCTCAGTTACTCTATCTTTCTCCTCCTTAATTATCTGGAGCATTACTGGGTCGTCTCCTTGTGCCCACTTTCCGAGGATTTGTTGAGTAAGGACAAGATGTTGTGCTTCGTCTCTTGAGATGAGGGAGATAATTTTTGCTGATCCCTCCATAAGTTTAAGTTCTCCAAATGCAAACGAGCACGCAAAGGAGACATAGAAGCGAATTCCTTCCAAAATGTTGACATTTACTACTGCCCTATAAAGTTTACGTTTTAATTCAACGAGTTCATAGTGACCGAGAGGTACACCGTCAAGGTTGTGTACCCACATATTACCAGATCCATACTGTTGTGCAGCGTTTATGAAGTCATCATACGCTTCTGTAACACTCTTAGCACGTGCAAGTATCTTTTCATCGTCTAAGATAGTGTCAAAGACAACTGATGGGTCTGGATATACATTCTTAATAATATGTGTGTAACTTTTTGAGTGTATCATCTCAAAAAATTCCCACGCAATCATAGCAGATTCTAACTCAGGTATCGAACAGTAAGGGATGAAAGCAAGACCAGGACCACGACCTTGTACGGAGTCAAGGAGGATCTGATACCTGAGATTTGACGTGAAGATGTGTTTCTGTGTTTCATTTAATGTAGCAAAGTCACTTCGATCTTTTTGTAATGAGACCTCTTCTGGTCTCCAGAAGTATCCTAGTTGTTGATTAGTTAGTTTATCAAACACTGGATACTTAGCACCATCATATCTTTGTACTCCTAGAGGTGGTCCGAAGAACATAGGAGGATTGGTATTGTTCTTTTCTTTATTGAATACCGTTACTCCTTTAATTTTTGTCTTTGGCATTTGTTGATCGTCGTTGTTAAGTTTAAACTTTGCAACTGTCACAGTCTTCCTCCTGTTCTAATTCTTGTATGAGTTGATTTAATCTTTGATTGGTTTCATCCATAGGTATATCATCCCTCCATCCCATTGGATGTGCAGGTTCTTCAATTTCTTTCTTAGCATCATATGTATTCTGATAGTAAGAAGTTTTCCAACCATATTTGTATGTGGTAAGAAGATCCTGTGCCATAACAGAGACAGGCACTTCATCGTTATCATAGTTCTCTGGATTATAACTCCAGTTACCACTAATTGCCTGATCAAAAAACTTTTGCATAACTGATGTGACTTTGATATATCCTTCGTTAGATGGCATATCCCAAAGTAATGTGTATTTGTTTTTCAGATGGGGAAACCCTGGAACAATCTGCTTAAGAGGTCCTTTTTTTGACTTCTTAACGGACAAGTAGTCTCTAGGTGGTTCGATTCCATTGGTTGCATTTGACACAACGGAACTGCTCTCTGAAGGCATTTGTGCGGACAGTGTTGAGTGCCTGAGACCGTGCTCCAAGATAGATGCCCTAAGAGATTCCCAATCATACTTGTATTCCTCTTTTGTTATCTGATCTACCTCACTCTTATATGTATCTATTGGTAAGATTCCATCAGAGTATTTTGTGTGAGAGAAACCATCACAAGCACCCTTCTCTTTTGCTATCTCGTTTGATGCTTTAAGAAGATTGTATTGGAATGCTTCAGTAAGGTTATGTACTATATCATATGCACCTTGATCGTTATACTTAAATCCATTCTTTGCTAGGTAATGTGCTAGACCGATGAATCCGATGCCCAAGGAGCGTCTTGCAAGGGTGCTACGTCGTGCTGCTGCAACAGGATAGCGTTGGTAATCAATTAGTTCTTCTAGTCCACGAACTGCAAGATCACATAGTTCTTCTAACTCATTAAGACTACGGAGTTTACCTACGTTAATAGCAGATAAAATACACAATGCAATCTCACCACCATCTTCATCTATATGATCTAAAGGATCGGTAGGTAGAGTTATCTCCTGACATAGGTTACTCATATTAACCTTGTCTTTGAATGAACTATGACTATTACAGTGGTCTATATTCATAATGTATAGACGACCAGTCTCTGCTCTTTCCTTCAAGAAGTTTAGGATAAGATCTTGTGCACCTATCTTTTTCTTAGGTATTGATTCATCCAACTCATACTGAGCATACAGTGCATCAAACTCAGGAGTTCCAAAAGCATCATATAATCCTGGTACATCGTGTGGTGAGAAGAGTGTGATTTCTCCATTTTCGATAAACCTTCTATAGAATAACTCACTGAACTGAATACTATAGTCTAATTTTCTGACACGGTTATCCTCTGTGCCTTTGTTGTTCTTTAGAACAATAATATCTTCTATTTCTTGGTGCCAGATGGGGAAGTGGACAGTCGCTGATCCACCTCTAATGCCATTCTGAGTGCAACATCTGACAGTGCTTTCAAACTTTTTGAGGAACGGTACAACACCTGTGTGTTGGACTTCTCCACCACGGATTTTACTGTTGATCCCACGGATGCGACCTGCGTTGATACCAATCCCTGCCCTTTGTGCAACATAACGACCAATGGCCATATCAGAAGTAAAAATACTATCCAAGGTGTCGTCAACATCAACCAAAACGCAAGACGCAAACTGCCGAAGAGGTGTTCTAACACCTGCGAGAACTGGAGTTGGGACGTTGATTTTCCCTTTGGAGGTTGCTGTGTAGTAGCGTTTGACATAATCGAGTCTTTTATCTTTAGGGTAATCTTGGAACAAGGTTGCAGCAACCATTATGTACATATACTGAGGAGTCTCATATACTCTACCAGTGCTACGGTCTTGTACAAGATACTTATCTACGATCTGTCTCAACCCTGCATATGTAAATCCATAGCAACGTTGGTGATCTATATAAGAATTTAGTTCTTCCCACTCTTCATCGTCATATTTCTTTAGGATTCCACCATCATATACTCCTGCTTCTGCACAAGTCTCAACGTGACTTTTGAGTTTAGGATACCCAGTATTATTCCAATCAGCAAATACTTGTTTACGAACACTAAACAATAGTAATCTTGCTGCTACGAACTGATAGTTAGGTGAATCTAAACTAATCAAATCACTCGCAGATTTAATAAGAATATTTTGAATCTGTTCTGATTCAATACCATCAAAGAATTGTAGACCACTATTCATTTCTACTTGTGATGATGATACACCTGTTATGTCTTCACAGGCAAACTCAACCATTTGATGTATCTTGTCTAGGTTGAGAGGTTCGGCAGTGCCATCCCTTTTAATTACGTTCATACTTTTTTCCAGTTTTGAAATTTAACTTGTGCTGTTAACCCTGAGTAGGTGTTTGATTCTACTATACTTTGAACATTATGTCCAGACAGAATCATATCGTTGACATCTTTTTCCTCTATGGAGTTATTCCAGATGACGACTTTGTAACCTCCTGATATTGCTTTTGCAATTCGGTCGGTGATTTGTTTGTTGCGTGGTTCGTTATCAAAAACAAAAACACTATCGCTCCAACCACACGTCCTAGGATCAAGATCGGACCCGCACATAGCAACACAGTTTTCCAAGAAGAGGGAATCAAACGGTCCTTCCACGATGTAGACTGTCTTGTTGCTATCGATTGTGTCGAGACCAAAGACTTTTTGTTTTGTTTCATCGAAAATAATAGTAATGTATCTTAGTTTTGGATTGGATGAGATTGCTCTCCCTTGTATTCCAAACCATTTTCCACTTTGGTCTATGAGTGGTATTATAATCCTTGGACTATCGTTTTGCAGATTGTCAAAGGTATGTTTGTGTTTATTAACAAACTCTTTGAAACGTTCTGCATAGAAAATTCTATCAAGTTTATCTCCATTAATGTTTCTCGATTCAAGGTAGGATCTTGCAGGGTGTTCTTTATTTAGGTCTGAGATTTTTGGAATCTTAGTACCTGTATTAAAGATTGGTTTGGTTTGAAGACTTGTAAACTTTGGTTCAGCAACTCTTGTACTTTTACCTGTCAATCCCATCTTATATCTTTCTAAGACAAACTGATCGTATAAGTCTCTAGCATTATCCTTCAAGAAATTTCCTAGTGTTCTACCAACACCACAGTTGTGACACTTGAATATAAAATCAGAACCCTTGACGAAAAAATACCCTCTTGCTTTAGACTTATGTTTCTGTGAGTCTCCGCAATAAGGGCATCTAAAATTGTATAGGTTTGTCTTCTTTTCCTTGAAGAGATCAAGACGACTGCCTACAAGACGTGCGTACTTGACATCAACATAACTCATTATAAAAGTTTCTTATGGAACGATTTCTATCATACTCGTATTTGTTTGTGATGTCAACATAGGTTGTATCACTTTCTGTCCAACTGGACTTACAAGGAAAGAGATAATACTAAGAGCACCAAAGATACTCCACATCTTTTTCTCCATCAACCTGAGTCTATCATCTACTTTTCTTATATCTCTCTCACATCCTTTCTTAATAGCATTTGTTTCTCTGGTTACATCAGCGTGTAGTCTATCTACCTTCTCGAATAGAACTTGATCAATCTTATCTTGCTTATCTAACTTCTCATTATGAACCGCAAGCAGTTGACCCATCTTTACAGAGTTCTCTTGAAGGGTATCTACAACTTTTTCTAGTCTTTCTATTATCGCTGAATTAATATCAGACACTACATTGCTCCTTGACGCTTATCCCAGTAATATTTTAACACAGTAGAAGGTGTTAGACGGGTGATTTTTATCTTGTCAAATTTTTCTGGTCTGTATATAGACCTCAAACGTATTTTTACATCAGAGACACTACGACCATAGAATACAAAGTCTGTCTCTCCTTCAAACTCAGTGAACTCTACTTTGAAAGGAAAGTATCTCCCCTCATTTCTAGTATAACTTTCTTTAGTAGTAGAAGGACCACACTTGATGGTTCCATTCTTTTTGGTTTTACATTTAAACCTTCTACCTTTAACTGGTCTACCAACACCACCTAAAGGTTCATCTAGTCCTGCTGTAGGACCATTAGGATCAGAGTCACCAGAGAATCCCGCTGCTTGTGCAGTAGAACCTGTGCTCATAGTAGGAGCACCTTCTTCTTTGACAGTTTTCTTTTTCTTCGCTGTCTTAGCAACATACTTTCCTTTCGCATCACTATGACTGGTAGATCCAGGTCTTGCTGACGATACAACAGCACCATACCCAATCATATATTCTTTCACCATAGGTAGTTCTTTCTCTTTAGTAGAGGCGAACTTCTTTACATCAGTCTTTTTCATACCTTTAGCAGCAGACGCAATCTCTTTCGATGGTGCAGACATCTCGCCCTTCTGGACTGCTCTGACCATCCCCATAAATCTACGTTGTGCTACTGATACTGCGGGCATTAGAGTTTACTCAACTGTGACGTAACTTCAGCGTCAATGACTATCTCATCGAGAATACCATTGCCACCTTCGGGATCTAATCTATTCAAATATAATAGATAAGATTTCATAATAGACCAATACTCCATCTCAATTTTAAAAATCAATAAGGGTATCGCTGCTTCACCAAATACATTGAACAATACAATCAAATGGTTTAAGATCAAATGATTACGCAATACCCCAGACTTAACATACCTACCAAAAAGACGTTTGAGATACTTAAACCTCATCATATCTTCTTGAAAGTCATCGTAAGTTACAGACTGGGGATTGTCATAATGCTTCATAGCGAACAACATATAGTTGTCGTTCGTTAACACTGAAAAATTCATAACGAATTATAATTTAATTAACTACCAAATGATAGAGTTGCGATAGAACTTACTACCTCTTTAGCACCTTTGCTACTGTTAAGTTTAACTCTGTATGAGTCACCATCATTAGCAGCAAGTTGTCCAGACAATACAAGAGATGCACTTGTAGCACCACTTACGTCAGCAAATCTAGTACCACTAGCAGTTCTCTTCTGCCACTGATATGTGATTGTACCTGACTGATCAACAGTTGCAGCAACTGTGAATGTTGCAGCACCACTAGATGAGGTCTGGTTAGAAGGTTGTGTACCGATAGTAATAGTTTCAAGTACGTCTGCTACTACTGTCTCGTCTGCCATATCACCTGATGTTCCTACTGCTACTCTTAGTGCAGCAAGTTTCTCTGCCTTATGACGTGTGGTTCCTTGTGCTGTATTGTATGTTCTATACAACCACCATCCTGGTCCGTCTATACCACGAGACTTGTTAGATGCAATTCCATCTTCTGTTGTATCTACAAATACTAATTGATAGTCAGTGATACTATCTCCACCTTTGATTACATACTCTGCAACCGCTTTTGGTGGAGTTCTTTTAATTACGCTTGATGCAGTAACTGTTGCAGTTGATCCTGCATATGCTTTGTGTAACTCTATAGCAGTAGTGCTAGTTACCTGTTTAACAATATATGCAACGCTAGAAATTTCTAGTACGTCACCTGGGACTACGCTATCAGCAGCATTTTTTGTTACAGTAGCGTCGCCATTAGTGACGCTAATGTTCTGTGTAAATGCAGCAGCGTCAATCTTACCATAGATCGCCATTAGTTATTCTCCAAGAACATTGTGTTTCCTATTATTTATTTATAATAAAAAGGAGGGGTGTACCCTCCTTCGTTTATCTTGCTTTGATTGCTGCTGAGACTTGCTCAAACAACTTATCATCTGCTTCTGTTTTAGTCATTTTGACTGCTTTACCTATGATGACTAAACAGATGTCGATGAGTTTATCACCGAGTTCTGCATCATCAGGGATTTTAGCGATTGCTTTCTCTATAATACTCTTTGCAAAAGGTAAGAGAAAACTTGAAACTGAACCAATCATTTTAATAAAGAATAAGGTACCTACCCTATATATACATCAATGATTATGTGCTTCAGATACTAATACTTCTAAATCTTCTACTGCTACGTTCTCATAGATTCTTCCACCCTTGTCTACGATGTCATAGTGTGATACGTAGTGAGTGTTACCCTGATCATCTGGTTCTTCCATCTCAACTAGAGTGTGATGCTCTGGGATAGTAGTTACAAGACCATACTCAGCGTGCTCTGCCATCTTTGCACAGATATGAGTCTTCTTACCCATTGCTTTTGATATAGTCTTTCTTCTGTTAAGAAGATACTTATCATCTTTGTCGTGATCACCGTCGTTGTCGATGTCCTTGTCCTCTGTTCCTACAGGATCAAGTTTTTTCTTTGCTTTCTCTTGTAAGTTTTGTACTTCAAGACGAAGCATTTCGCGAATAGATTCTTTCATTAGATCAGATTTCTTTGGGTTTACTAAAATCTTAGATTTTTTTTCAGAGAGTTCCATTTTATTTATTAATCTTTCTGGTTATAGAGATCATTTGCTTCCTTGTGCTTTCCTTGGTTGGTCAATGCCTTGACCTTCTTCATCTTCTCTCTCTTCGCCAACTGCATAGCGGTTGGTTTCTTCTCATTGTAATACTTACCAGTCCCTGACTCAGGAGTTGCCATCCCTTCTTCAAAATTCATTCTTTCTCTCCAAGAATAATTTTCTTTTTTGACCTTCTTTCTTGAAGGTTCATCGTAGTCAGACTTACCGTGTTTCTTTGTACCCGCTAAACCTTGACCTTGATTGTACCAATGAGATCCACCTTGTCTTCTATCATTATAGGGATGATACGAATTGGGTCTATTCATAACGTGACCTTTCTTCTTCTTGACACCTCTTTCTGCCTCGTGGTTATGTTTACGAGCATCAGCATTATACTTTGCACCGTAAGTTCCTGATCCACCATAATTACGTGCTATTCTATCTTTTACTTTAGTCGCTCTGTCTTTTCCCATATCTCCCTTTGGAGTTTCAGAAATAACAAATTTAGTTGACTTAATTATTTCTTCTGGAACACAATTAGGAACTTCTTTTCCACCTTTCATTTTAGTTGGAGGACTGCCAATCTTCTTTCCATCCCAACACTTAGATGCTCCCACGTTCTTACGTGCTTGCTTTAGACCTTCCTCTACAGATACTGGTGTGGTATCTTCGTGTTCGATTACCTTACCATCTTTATCCTTTTGATGATGCTCTACAAACTTAACAGGCATTGATACAGTTCCTTTTCCTGGAACGTACTTTGTAGTTCTAGGATTCTTAGGATCATCTGACTTGAAGTCTTTATGAATCTTATCATATTCCTTCTTAGTCATCTTGAGTTCTTCATTATAATTACCAACTGCTTCTTTTACCCTATGCAATACTCCCTCGTACTTTGGATTAGGTGAAGTACTATCAAAAGCAGGATTGTTTTTATAACGATCAGGTTGTGCGTCTCTTTGTTTTGTTAACTTCTTTGCTTTATCATCAAGATACTTTTTCATTACTGATGTATCCTTCTCTTCAATATGCTCCACCTCTTCTCTCTTAAACTGAGGATGATTGTCTAACTTCATTCCTCTTTTCTTTTCAAGTGCTGCTTTCTTTTTTGCTGACTCTTCACCTGTGTTATCAGAGTATCTATTGTCATACTTTTCATATACAGCAGCGTATGCTTCTGCCATCTTAGCACCTGCTTTTGCCATACCACCTACTCTCTTTTTAATTTGTTTATCTTTTATTTTTTTAACATCAGGGTTATCGCCTTTGTATTTCATATGTCCTTCAACTTCTTTCGATGCTTTAGCAACGTAACCACCTAGAGTTTTGTTACTCAACTCATCAAGATGCTCAACCTCTTCTTTAGCAGTCTTTGCTGCTTTCTTGAAAGCATCTTTTGCAGGATAGTCTTCATCACCAGGTTTTGCAGGTGATTCACCTCTTGCTCTCTTAGCGTGGATGTTAGCATAAAGACCTTTCTTCTCCTCTATATGCTCTACCTCTTCTGTCTTAGCAGATGCTTCTGATGGTTTTGCTTTTATAGTTTTCTGATTCTCGCACTGTGGATCTACAGTAGTCTCCTTTTCCTTAACAGTATCAATCTTTGGAGAAGCATCACTTGGTTTCATATTAAGTGTTGCTGCGTTTGCTGTCTCTACAAAAATCTGTGCTATTTCTTTTTGTGCAGTGCTGTGTGTATGCACATCGATATACTCACTAGGGTTATCGGTGTTATGATTAGCATACTCTACGACATATCTGACACGTTGTACGTCTGAAGGACTATACTTCAATAGTTTTGTCGCTGTTTTAAGGTCCATTTGATTAATTATCCTATGATATTATTTAGACTTTCGGAAGTCGCTAAATTTCTTTATGCTTTGCCCAGGAGTCATTGCCTGTACTGCTTGTCTATAGGTATCGGTTCCTATTTTCCAGTCGTTTCCTGACCCATCATCAGCAGAATGATGTTTTTCTCTTACCTCATTTAGTGAGGTTAACCAACAACGGAATCTCCATCCGTTACCGTCTTCAAATATTGCATAGTTAGTTCCACGATGAACAATCTTACCTTGAACACCAGTGTCTAGGTGCTCAACTACTGTTCCCATATCAAAAATACTTTTGCGAACGTATGCTTCTCTTAAGTTTTGTAGATCTAACTTAGGAGCGATCTGCCAGAGTTCTTTAATCTCTACGTCCTCTTTCTCTTGGATACCCATACCTTTACGTACCGCATCCATAAGTCTTTTTGCTACTCCCTCATCTTTTCCAGGGATACCTTTAGCAAAATCTTCTAGGTTTCCTTCAGCAGCAAATGCACGCATCTTAGATGCAGACATACCTTCAACACCTTCAGCATCAGGATCTCTTTGTCCACCAGATACTACCTTGAGTTCTTCAAAGTTGTATGCTTGACCATTATATTTTTGTAGGAGGTCATTAAATTCTGCTACCCTATCACTACCAACAACCATTGTTACTGAACTGTAACCCTCTTCATTGATAGAAGACAATACATTAAAAATGTTTCCTTTATCAGGATCATTTTGTATTGCATTTGCGTGGTCGGGGAACATCTGTTTAAGATAGTTTATCTTCTCCGCAGGTTCCAACGGATTTTTCTTTGCATCAACAGTACGTGATGGATAAATCCTGTATTCTCCTCCTTGAGAAGACTCCGCAACTTTGGATAAAAGTTTTTCGTGACCCACAGTAGGAGGATTGAACCTCCCAAAAGTAATTGCAATGTTTCCAAGATCTGTTACCGATGAATTACCTTCATTTTCAGCAGCACCTTCTTCAGCACCCGCTTGTGCTTGTTCTGCTTCATCACGAGAAACTGTAACAAGTCTCTCACCACCTTCTGATTTTGCCACAATGTTACCTGTGCGATCAGCATAGTAACCGTGACCAACGTGTTGGAGACCTCGTTTCGCTGCTGCTTCTCCTGCAACAGTGCGTGCTTCTGATAGGAATTGCTTAAATTTCATAATACTATTTATCAACCCCAGTTCTTTTCTATATTAAAGTTAGTTTTACTGAACTCTAGTCTGTCAACTAACTTTATAGCGGAACCAGATTTAATTGCTACAAAACCTTCTGGTGCTGTAACACGATAACCATTGTCAGTTTTGATGTAAGTACCAATAGTATTTACTTTTGATAACTGACGAACAATATACATCTTACATTCAGTTAAATTCATATAAGATGCTACTGTCATATATATCGGTCGTGCATTAGTTTTAATAAACTTTAGACCATCTAGTTGTATCTGTTTATATTTATTCTTTGTCGCTTCTGTTTTCTTGGTATCAATTTCTTTTTGCAATGTTGCTTTATAAAATTTCTCAAAAGCATTAGATACATCTGCTGTACTAGAAAACTTCACACCCTTTTTAATATAACTGTTAAAGAATAATTTAAAGACTTCTGATAGTAAAAACTTACCACTACCTGTCTGTCCTAGAACATCTAAGAACTGTGATGCTTGTTTGAGAGAACCCTCTGCACGGTTTGTTGCTGAGATAAACTTAGATAATGTAGTTCTATCAAATGTAGAAGCACCTGTTGCATCTTTAAAGTTAGATGAGAATACTGCTACGTCATTACTTTTCATAGAAGATGTATTAACACCGAAAGATGCTTTCATATCTCTAACTGTGCCATCACCACCGCTATACTTTGTATGGAATACGATACCCATCTTTGCGGTTCTAATTTTCTTACCCATATCACTCTTTACAGGTACAGCATAGGTAATAGTATTAGGTGTAAACACATAACAAGATTCACCATTTACATTTCTAGTAACCACATCATTATAAAAAAGTAAATCACCTTGCAGTACACCTTTGATACCTAACTTAGGTAAATATTCTAAACAAACCTTAAGTTTATCTGCTAGTTGACCTGCATAGTATGTGTCTATATCACTATTGCTTCTACAAATTTTTGGTGTTCCTTTATTAAATACTGCTTTTGTTCCAACAAAAAATTTTCCTGTAGTAGGATGCTGTCCACATACAATAGCAGGTGCACCATCCCATTTGGTAGTGATTCGTATATTGGAATGTGGTTCTGTTAACATAAGACCTAACTCTCTTAGAATCTTGATAGCATTTCTACCACCATTAGACCCACTGTTGAGTATATCGTCTTCTAAATGTTCGAGGTGAGTGTTTTTCATACTATCCTAGTTTAACATCTATTCTGATTACTGGATTATATTGTGTGACACCTTGTAGACTGGTAGGAATCCTCTCTATAGGACCTTGAACACCTTGCCCTAGTTGTCTTGTCTTTGGAAATGTACCTTGTTTCTTTTTAGAAAATCTTGGATTTACTATTGCACAAAACTCTTGTACTAATTTCTTAGTAATTGGTCTCAAACCTTTTTCTGTTAGTATATGTGTCGCTATTTGGAGAGGTTTTCCTTTTAATGTCAACTTTCCTGTGATTGATTCTTCTACAAAGGCACATCTAAATTCATCATAGACTGATCCGACACCATCCTTACCTTTAGTTCCTATAATTTCTATCAACCTTTCTTCTAGTGCTGCTGCATTTGGATTGTGTTTGACTAATGAATCAACGTCTTCCTTTGTCATATATTTATTTGGAAAAAATGCTTCCACATCATTAATTACTGCTTGGATATTTGCCAAAGTATTACCATCTGTGCTTGAACCTTTACCTCTAGCAATTTTTTTATATATTTCATTAAGTGCAGTTACATTAGTCTCTATCATTGAACTACTAAGTTGAAAAGAATTTCCATATTTCATAGAGCATTGATATATCTTACCACCTTTATAAAAAACTATATCAGATTTACTTCCCGATTCCATCTTTTCAAATGAGGCATAAAATTTTAAACTTTCATTAGTGGATAAGGTCTTTGCAAGTTTATCTACTACTTTTACAGAGTCTTTTTGTACTGTACTGTTTGTTTTATTCCAAGTTTCTAATGCTTTTTCTTTAGTTTTTAGTTGTTTACTAGATAAAACTTCTGGATTAGTAAGACGACTATATGCAGTATGTAATACGCACCATTCAAACTGAGTTCCTTGATCTTGTTTCCTTGCCATCGACCTTTTTTTACTATTTAGAAGGTACCTGCTTTTTTATATAAATTCATAGCAAAACAACGTCTTCCTGCTGACGTAACTGGCACTTCGTGTTGCATCTTTGCATCAAATATTAATAGTTGTCTTGCTGACACATAGTATGGATTAC